AGGTTATTTCAATTATACCTTCATTTATTTTATTAAACTGATGTCCAAAGAAATCCGACTCTGGAAAATTGAATTGGCTCGAATCTGCCTTTTCAATTATTGAATTTGAAATATACGAAGTATACGGATGCTTAGAATGAAAGTAGAAGTAATTACCCTGAGGTATTTTCTTTCTTTCAGTATCATCGGTGTTCCATGATTCTAAGATTTGATCTTCGTCCAGTCCAATTAAATACTTAAATTTATTTAATTTTGATATTCCAAATGGTAAATTTAGTTTATGTTCATTCATTGAGATGCCTACCGTGAGCTGACATCGATCATCAGTTTGACCAAAATGATCAATTATATTCATACTTTGCAGCATTAATCTTATCGCGTCATGATATGGCAAAAGACCCGTTTCAAAAATAAAGGTCTTAGATGAATGAGAATATTTGTTGGAAAGCTTAAACACATCGGTGTTAGGTTTAAAAGATTCATCTACTCCTTTAAACCACTTTACTTTTTTGCCAGTATTGTTTGCAATCTTTGATGCCATGTCTCTTCTTCTGAGAGGAGACTTAAATTCAAACTTAAATGATAGGCTTGAATTTAAATAAAGGTCGCTTCGATCTAATCCAAATTCCATTTATTAGTCAATATCTTTAGATTATTTATCTAAGATTAATTGTATTTGATAAACAGTATTAAAATCAGTATAAATAATTCGCGATCCAATTTAATAATTTCGGTATAAATAATATAAATTACATCTAATATAATGCCAAGTCAATTTTCGCCATATAAGATACTAAGCTCGTTTAAGGCAACAGTGGAGGATATTACTCTAGATACAATTAATTATCTAACTGCCAGATTTAATCAAAGCAAGGCTGTATTTACGGCAGCTTCTCCATTTGGACAAATTTTAATTGTAATAGAGAATCTAACTCAATTAATATTCTATTATATAGAAGATTCTATAACTGAATTGAATATAAATGAGGCAACTCGATTGACATCAATATATTCATTAGCTTCGCTCGCCGGGCATAATCCAAGTAGAGCAACTTCAGCCATTGGAGAAATATCCCTATCATTAGAAACGGATGAAACCGATCTTCCGGCAGATTATGTAATTATTTCAAATCTAACCAGATTAACAAGCGAAAACAACGGATTAATATATTTATTAGATTTACCCCAAGATCAAATAAAATTTTCTCTTAGAGGAGAAGATAATGGTCTTAAATTACAAATAAGACAAGGGATTATAGAATCTCAAACGTTCACAGGGTCTGGGAAGCCATTGACTAGCTTTTCAGTTGCCAGCCCTCAAAGTTATTTTATAGATAATTTTTATGTAAATGTATATGTTAATGATCAAAAATGGAAAAGATATGAATCGATGTTAGATATTCCATTAAGTGCCCCTGGATTTATTATTAAAACAGGTATAACATCTGGATTAGATTTATATTTTGGAAACGGATCTTACGGATTAATTCCTCCTCCTGGATCAAAGATAACTGTTGAATATATAGTAACAGAAGGACCTGGCGGAAATATTAAGACTACCAATACTTCGTCAGTCAATTTTTCTTTTGATGATACTGGATTTACTATTACTGGAGAAGAAGTAGATCTAAATAAATTTATTAAAATTAAAACTGAAAATCCTCCTTATTTTGGAACCAATCCTGAAAGCGCAGATTTAACTAGATTAATTGCTCCAAAAAACTCTAAAAGCTTTGCTTTAGTTAATCCAGATCATTATGAAATTGTTCTTAGACGATTAGGACTTTTTTCTTTGATTTCAATATATTTAGATCCGGTTGATGATAGAATGTTAAATTTATTTTTAATACCTGATATAACTAGATCATTCAATACTCCGCAATCCTATTTTGGCGCAGATTTAGATATATTTAGAATGAGTCAATTTCAAAAGTCTGAATTGTTGAAATATCTTGAAAAATCAGGAAGTAAATTAGTTTCAACTGACATTAAAATAATTGATCCTGTAATAATTAAATATGTAATTAATCTTAGTATAATCGTATTCGATGATGTTCCCGTAGAATTAATTAAATCCGATATCTATTCTTCTTTAGGTTTATATTTCATTAATAATACTCGAAGAAATAGAATTCCAAAAAGTGATTTAATTAAAATAATCGAAGAAGTAAAAGGAGTTGACTCAGTTGCAGTTACAATTGTAGGGGAATTAAATGAGGCAGCTAAGTCTGCAAATCCGGGAGCTGCTTTAATTGGATTAGATGATTATAATGATATTATAATTACAGACGGTCAGCTTCCAATAATTAGAGGAGGATTTAGTGACCGATTTGGAAACCAATATGCTTCTGGAATAGGACCTGTTGATCCTACTGGTGTATTAAATCCGCTAGGAGCAGTTAATATTAGAATAACTGATATTGTACCAAGACAATTAAATTAAATAAATTTGTACCATGTTAAAAGATAGCATATATAGAGAAACTTTAAGTAGAAAGGATAGAAGAATAAATTTAGGATACGATTATAAAGATAATATAATGAAAAATACTCTATCTTCTCAAATGTTTGGAATAAACGAAACATTAGATAGGTTCATTAAGTCGGCTAATGATTGTGTATATGAATGGATTGAAGCAGTTAAGACCATTAAAGCATATGCGAATCCGGCAGTAGATAAGAACGACAATAAAATCAATTAATGGCAAACGGAAAAATAAGTAAGGATAACAGAAAAATCCTTAAAAACGAAATAGAAAATCTATTAAGTAGCATCAGTTCTGACAATGAGGATATGGTTCTAGATAATGAATTATCTAATGAGATTAGATCGGAAAGCCAATACGACTTTGATCAAATGAGCGATCAATTTACTCAAAAGGCAAGAGAAATAACAGATTCTCTTTTTAAGAATTTTGTAGATATTGGAATATTTGAAAAAAATGACTATGCTCGACATAAGAAAGAATTAGACACTATTAATATTTCAAATTTATTCTTTCAATTAAAAACTCTTAAAATATCCATAATGAAGATTATGGAAGAAATAGCAACTGGAAATGTTCAACCTAGATTATTGGAGGTGATGGGTCAATTGCAGGATAAGATGGCAAACATAACTAAAATGCAGGCTAACTACATTCTTTTCTTAGAGGATACTTATAAAAAATTAAACAATGATGCCCCTGCAAATCCAGATTCTGCCCGCGTAGAATCCAGCGATATTGAAGGAAAATACTTTATCTCGGTTGGAACTAAAAATGTAATACAAAATCTACCTGATTCAGATATTTCAGATGATGGAGATGCTAATTTAATAGATCCAAATAATAAATTAAATTTGCTTCGTAAATCAGATATAGTGATTAATGAAGAAGAGAATAAGTCAGGCGAAGATTTCATTGATATTACTGAAATAATTTAAGATATGAAAGATATAATGTCCAATAGTGGAGGATATTCCACAACTCGGGTATCTGCTATAGGCGGAGACTCTAAGGACAATAATTATATCTGGACAACTGAGAAGATAAATCAATTAATTGATGACATCAATAGCGGGGTAAAGGACGTTCGAAAATTAGGAATGTCTCCATTTAAAGATAATGATATAAACTTAAGAAGAGAAAATTTACCATTTGAATATACTCCAGAAGAAATCGAAGAGATGTCAAAGTGTAAATCTTCCTTAATCTATTTTGCGTTAAATTATTGCGTCATTCAAACCAACAACGGTAGAATGATAGTAAAGGACGCAGGAGGTCTTAGAGACTTTCAAAATCAGATTTTAAAAGCGTATAAAGATAACAATCTCAATATATTAATGGCAAGTCGTCAAACTGGTAAAACAGTAACCTCTGCCATTTTTATTCTATGGTTTCTACTATTTCATCCCGATAAAACTGCTCTATGCGTAGCAGATAATTTTACAACCACTAAAGAATTAATAGATAAATTTAAAATCAGTTTAGAAGGTCTTCCGTTCTTTATGAAGCCTGGGATTGATGTTGTTAATGCAAGTAATGTAAAATTCGATTCAAATAGTAGATTAGTAGGACGAACAACAACTAAAAAATCAGGTATTGGTCTATCAGTTAACTTATTATATATAGATGAGTTTGCTCACATTAACGAAGCTAACTTAGATGAATTTTATCGAGCAATTTTTCCAACAGTAACAGCTGACCCTAACGGTAGAATAATCATAACGTCTACCCCTAATGGTAAAAATAAATTCTGGGAAATATGGACAGATGCAATAGGCAAAAAATCAAGCTTTTATCCTTTAAGAGTTGACTGGTGGCAGATTGCAGGTCGTGATGAAGAATGGAAAAAAAGGAAAATTGCAGATCTTGGATCAGAAGAAGATTTCAATCAGGAATATGGCCTACAGTTCTATTCTTCAGACAAATTACTTCTAAATTCAAAGGATCTAAGAAAATTAGATATTATTAAACAAGGATACGAGAATGTAAATTTAATATTACAGGAGGATCTATTTGATTACAATCAATATATTTTCTTCCATCGAAATTATCTAAATAGAACAGTCTCAGATTTTAAACAGGATCTAACTAATTATGTATTTAGCATTGATACTGCAGATGGAATCGGAGGAGACTACTCGGTTCTTAATATCTATAAAGCAGTTCCTTTGCCAGTTAGGGAATTGAGTAAAAAGATAAACATTGTAAAAAATGAGGTCGATGCAGTTTCGCTAGTTCAAATTGGATATTTTAGATCTAATCAAGTTGATATTAACGAATTTTCAGTAGTGTGCGAACATATTATATATGAAATATTCAATACTGATCAAACTAGAATTGTACTGGAATTAAATCACAAGGGGGACATCTTATTAAACCGATTTAAGGAAAATGATAAATATTGGCCCGGACAGATGGTACATACTAAGCATACTCAGGCAGCACTCTCATTTAAACCTGGTCTAAGATTAGGTCCAACTAACAAAATTAAATATTGTGAGAAGTTTAAATATCTAGTTGCAATTGACCGAATTATTCCAAATGATTGGATAACGGTTTCTGAGCTTGGATCTTTTGGAAAATCTAAAGGTGGTTTATATAGAGGACAAAACGGAACAGATGATATGGCAATGACGTCAGTTAACATGTCCTCAATATTTGAATCGAGTCAATTTTGGGAAATTGCCGTTGAAACCTTTGAGAGAGCACCATCTGAATATCTTAAAGAAGTAGAGGAAAAAATATTTAACGTTCATAGAAATAATGGAAAGTCTTCTCTATATGATTATGATGAGATTAGAAGAATGAACACTGATACGTATACAGCAGCAAGTGGTAAAACTATTAAAAGAAACGTATTTGATATTGAGACCCAAGATCAGATAGAAAAAATAAAAAACAGATTCTTTAAATCTTAATTAGGATTGTGGTATAATTAATTTACGATTAATACTGTTCAACATGAGTAAATTACAATTTCACGGAAAGCTAACGGTAGAACAATTATTTGTTCAATATCGATGGCAAATTTATGATAACATTATAAAATCTATAGAAAATAATTATAACGATTCTAAGATTGAAAAAATTGAAATTGTTGAAATTAGTACAGGTGATACTAAATATCCCATAATTTTATCTAGAGATAAATTCGTAGAATGGCTAAATCGGTGCATTGAATTCTTCGAAGAGTTAGAGGAGTATGAAAAGTGTCAAACTTGTATAAATATCATTCGTGATATAAATAAAAATAATGTAAAAGCTAACTAAAAACATGGGATTTGAAACAACTAACCAACAAGCAAATGAAAGAATTAATTACATTGCATCGAAATTTCAAGATTGTTCGATAACTGAAAGACAAAAGAATGAGCTTGTCGAATTAATTTATCCAAAATTAAAGTATTTTGTGTGGACCTTTTGTAGAAATGATGATGATACAGTAGAGGCTCTTCAGTGGTCTTTAAAAAAAATATTTAAAAATATAGATAAATTTGATTTTAATAAGGCCAAGTTTACAACTTGGATTTATACAATTACTCGTAACGAGACCCTTTTTTATCTCTACAAAAAGAATCAGCATCCTACTGTGAGCCTAGAATATATGGGCAGCGGTGGAGATATTTCAATTGAATATGACTCAGACGGAGTTCAGTCCGAAATAGACCATCTGTATTCTGAGACAGTATCGGCAATAAATCAAATCGAAGACTCTACTCTTAGAAATATAGCAATTGATAAGATGATAAAGAATGAAAAGATTAAGGAGATATCTGTAAAATACGATATAAACGAAAATACAGTTAAAACCAAGCTTAGGAAAATTAGAATTGACGTAAGGGATAACGTACTTTTAAAGAATCCTGAATTTAAAGAAACACTAAACCATATATTTGACATATGAAAATTAAAGACTACATTTATCCTTCTCGAGTTTTAAATAGATATCGAGAATATTCTAAAATCAGAAAATATAGAAAGATCTATATCAAGATTGTAGATAATCTTGAAAGCACAGGTAAACTCCAAGAAATGGGAATTACTCGCCAAAATAAATTTCTTCTTTTAGGAATTAATTTAAACGAGCAGATTTTAACTTATGATGAACTTACAATTGAACCTGCAGAATTAAGATATGTGGGAGATAAGCTTAAAAAGTATACTGATTTTTTGCAAAAAGAAGGCATATTGGATTCAATTTTTGTAGATTATGAAAGAGTCAAAACTGAAGATTACTATGGATATATCATTCAAATAAAATTTGAAGATAGAAAATATAACCAGAGAGATTATATCTATAGCGTATCATATCTTTTTGGAATTCCAACCTTAATAATAGGTTCTTTAGCTCTCATTTTTATTTAACTTCTTTTATTTTTTTAAAATAAATAATAAAAAGAACTCATATGAACATCAAAGAATTTATTAATAAATGGGTATGGCAGATCTTAGCTGCCCTATTTTTTCTATTATATTTAGGAAAAGGGTGCACCAGTAGCAAAGTATCTAAAATAGAAGACAAATCAGATAGATTAGAAGCAAAGATTGATTCCCTATCTACTGTTGTTTCTAACTTAGATAAGAAAACTTCCTCTCAAAAGGAAATAAAAGACGCACTTGAATTGGTAATGCTAGACTACCTGATATATGAAGATGATTTAGATAAAGGAAAAACTAGTCTATCTAAAATAAAAGATAAAATAGAATCAAATGATTAATTGGTTAAAAAGAAATAAGAATCTAATAATTCAAAATTCATTTTTGCTTCCAATATTGTTGGTAGTAATTATGTCAATTAGCCATGTAGTTAGCTGGTATGATTTAGGTAATCCTATAAGCTGGGCAATCTATCTCTCTATTGCAATAGAAATTTTTGCATTAGCTTCAGTTTCAGCAGCAACTATAAAGATAAATCGCGCCTCAATTTGGTTTCTATTTGGCCTAGTGACTTGCATTCAAATCATAGGAAACATCTTCTTTGAATACAAAGATATAAATGTAAACGGTCAAGATTTCCTATCCTGGGTTGAATTAATAAAGCCATTTTTTGAAGACTGGGATAATACTGATCATCGAAGACTATTGGCAATAATTCAAGGAGGTACTCTTCCGATGATGTCGCTTACTGCCCTTCACTATTACATTAAATTTACCGATCAGATTTTAGAATCAAATAGTAAGGATCCAGATGATACAGAAGAGGATTTAGCACAGGTAGATACACCTACAGATATAGAACCTGAAGATTATTCAAATGATGAAGATAAAATTGAAAAAAATATTCAACCCGAGCCTATATTTAAGGCCGGAAGAGTAAATCCTAAATTTGCTAGGCTTAAAAAATAATAAATAATACAGATGCTACCCTTAATAAACAATATATGCGATTGCTGTGATAATAATCAATCAATCCTACAATTATTTGAAGATAAATGTCTCAAAATAGTAGAAGGGGCAAATATTGTCGGGTCGTTCTGTATTAACGATTTTGCGTTTCCAGTAGATAGTCATTCTTGTATAAATTATAACCTAAGTTCAGGAGAAGAATATACTATGTTTGACAATGGAATATTAACGACAGGATCTCCATCACTAGATTTAATATCTGGAAATCTATATGTTAGAGGAATAATGATTAAAATTGTCTATCCTACTAACGATGATAATGGTGAAGAAATTTCTATCGTGGATAAGAATGTTGAATTATGGATCGAAGATGCCGAAACTTTAGAATATAAAAGATATTATTTATACAATCTATTTACTATGTTTACGAATCCTAAATCAAATGATCCAAAGACTTTAATAAATAAAATAAAAGTAATTAATCCGAATGCTGATTATAAGATTAAATTAATTGGATTAATTACTTATGGAAAAGCCCAATAAATTAATAGATATATGAACACTAATATCCCTACAGAAATTTTTGAAATACACCCAGCATCATCTGCCAGTCCAGAATTGTCATATGGTCCAGTTTGGATTAGCACTGATCGCAGAGAGCAGGATCCTAACAAAACTACCCTCAAGTACTCTCAAATAGGAGGACCTAAGGCATCCGATAAGATCGGAAATGCACATGGACCTATTTTTAGAATAGAGGTATTAAGCGCAACTGCTTCCTATATCAAGGTTTGGGGATTAGACAATGACGATATTAATGCTCCGGTATATCCAATTACTAGATTTACAGCAGCAGGAGCCAGTCCATATCTAGATATATGGCTTAAGAAATTTGAATTCACTAATTCCGCAGGTGATCCGGTTTCTCCTGGAACTTATAAAGTAATTGGTCATAGAAAAAGAAACTATCCTGCAGTATTCTAATGAAGAGACTAAATGAACAGAGCAGCACTGTAACTGGGTTCCAAAGTAGGGACTACATGAGAGGCCTGCCGTTCTATGGTCAAAAGGGAGATTTTAATTTCGTTACCGGTCGAAGCCAATTTACCCCAGGAGTATCAATTAAGCAAGTTCCATTAAGCGATATGTCTAGGAGCGGTGATCCTGGAGTGAGCGAGTTTGATCGAAATGTAAATATCATAAGATACAATTATAAACCAGGAGACAGGGTCAGGGGAATTCTAGTGAATTCTCAAATTAAAAATAAAGGAGGAAAAATGGTAGTCGGTAGACTATTAGAAGTAAAGGTAGACCGTAGAAATAACACAATCAAAGCCTTTATAAAAGATCCTAAGACTCTACAAAAGAAAGAAATCTATATCGATACGATGGAGCGCTTATATGAATCTAATTCATTTAAAGCAATGACGTTCGCTCAGTTTATCGGATCTTAATCTAGCAAAATATATTAATTGCAAAACCTTTTTATTTTTTTTTATATAAAATAAAAAAGATCATCCTATGGAAATAAATGAAATTGACGAATCAGAAGCTCAACAATATTTAGATGAGATTGATAAAGCGAGTGGAGTAAACAATTATAAGGAAAAATTACAAACGATTGAGCCCGTTTCTGAAGATAGTACTCAAGTTGAAACACCATTACCAAAGCAGACTTCTCTTGGAAAAGCAAGAGGATTTGAGGAAATTAGCTTAAGTGCAAGCGAAGAATCTCCTTGGAAAATATTAAATCTTGAAACTTTACCATCTAATGGAATGTTTTATCCAGCTAGGGTAGAGATATTGATTAGATCTGCTAAAACCAAAGAAATCAGACACTGGTCTACTATGGATGACTATGATCCGGTTGATATAGATGAAAAGATAAATTTTATCCTAAATTCGTGCACCCGAATTAAAATCCCAGGAGATCCAGCTCAATTTACATATAACGATATTTTACTAATTGATAGATATCACATCCTATTTAGGATATATGAATTGACTTTTCCAAATCAAGAAAATAAATTAATGGCAAATATTAAATGCCAAGATAATAAATGTGGATTTGTAAATAAGGTTCAAGTATTGAGTAGAAATTTAAAAGGATTTGAATTACCTGGAGAATACTTTAAATGGTATAATGAAGATGAAAGATGTTTTGTTATACCTTCTGAAAAACTACAAGAGACTCTTAAATTCTATATGCCGACAATCGGAGTAAATACCAAAATCAGACAGCGTAGAGAGTTTGAAATTAATTCTGGACAGGAGAAAGATCCTTCATTTTATGATATTGCTCCCTATTTAATTGTAAATTGGAAAGCAGCAAATACTCAAAACCTAGGAGAATTTAAAATTAGCATGGAAGGCTGGTCAAGCGCTAAATTTAGCGCAATCTATAGATTTGTAAAAGACATGAAGGATACGTCTACAAATAAAGTTCTATGTACATGTGAAAAATGTAAAGAAAGAACGGAGAGCTCGATTTTTTTGGGAGGAAGCTTCACTGTCAAAGATATTTTCATTATTTCAGCTAGATTTGATGAACTTATTTAAGCTTAATAAAGACTTGGCGGTGAAGCTTAATCAATCCTTAGATACTCTTTATAATTTAGAATATATGGAATATTCTCTCTTAGTTAATATAATTAACGAGGAGACAGAGGAACAAAATAAAGAAATAGATATGCAGAATCAAATTAATTCACAGGGCGGCAGTTATCAGGTCGGACTGCCTTCTCATTTGAAACCTAAATAAATAATAAAAAGAACTTTTAATTAAGATGAGTACAGAGGCTGAGTTAAAGAAATTATTAGCAGGTGATTTTAACGAGTATGTTCAAAAATATATTGCTAACTTTGGAACTATTTCAGGATCGGCTAAAAACATAGAAGACCCGGACCCTCAAGCCCGAAAGAACATTAAGTTTCTTTATCCTAAAATCGACGCATCTGACTCGGATCCAAACACGGGAGCTAGCTCCCCTGTATTAGATAAGATCTTTCCTAAACCTGCCGACCCAAATATGTTCGCGTTGGCGCATGATAAGTCTCTTAAAAATTTAAGAGATGGCGTAAAAGGAACTCCAACCACTGCATACGTATACGAACAACCAGGATGGAAGCAGTATTTTGATTCATTGTCAATGGCCAGACAGTTTGGATACGAAGCTATATTTCTCTCAATTGGACTATCTAACTATATAATGAGTCTGGATGAGTATAAGCAATATGTAGAAGATCTTAAGTCGAGTCCCAATTATGGCCAGGCCGTCGTGCAGGAACTTATTGATAATGGATGGTTGACTGCTCCATCTCAGTATGGAGACGGGGCAATAACCCCTAAAGGTAAAGCAGTTCCTATTGAAACGAGAAAAGAGCAGATTAGAAAAGTAGCTCAGGCCCTGTGGCATTGGCAAAATTCAAAGAAGATCATGGCATTCATTGATAGTTATAGATGGTTTCCTTATAAAAAGCCAGATAAATTAAAGAAGAGTGACGATGCGAATAATAAAGATCGAATAGCTGCATATAAAGATGATGTTAATATAATCAGTTCAACTGATGCGAACGCATACGGTAAAGTAGATGCATCTGGGCAAATTCCCACAGTAGATTCAAAATTTGAAGCTAGATATAGTAGAAAGATATTCACCATTCTACAAGACATTCTATATAGCACTGAGCTTGAATTAAAAAAGATTAACCCTGAATATAGCGGAAATCTATTTGAAGAGTTAGTAGAAGGGGATAAAATACTTCGAAGAAAAAGAGCACTAGATTCTCTATTAAAGAATGGTGAGCTTGATCCAGATTTATTTGAAAAAAAGGTATGGGAGGCTCAAATTGAAGCATCATACCGTAAATTTATTGAACACTCTGAAAAAGGAAGTATAAAGGGATATAAAAAAGATAAAAACGGAGAATTTGAGCGGGACAAAGACACTGGCGCATTAATACTAATTGACTTTACCCCTGCCCAATATATAGAACAAATTCTATCTGGAAGCAGTGAATCTTTTATTGCTGCTCTTAATAGTATAAAAATATCACCTAAATATAGAGCATGGAGAACTGACCCTGGGGGTCTACCTGCTGTGCTATTTGTATGGGAACCAGATCCTGAAATTTTAAGAGGAATATTTATTCTTAAAGCATATGCTGGTGATCCAGATAAAATCAACAGTATTATATATCCAAAGACTCCTCTTGCTGATGTAGATGCACCTAAATCTGAAGGTGGAGTAATTAGAAAAATATTTGGAGAAAAAGTAGGCTTTAAATCTGGAGAACCAAGCGTGTCTACTTCAGGTGGATTTCTTTTGACTCCAGAACAAAGAAAAGAATTGAAAGAGGAGAGAAAACAGGCGAGAGTAGAGAAAAGAGAAGAAAGAGAAAATAAAAAAGACGGAGCTAGTGTAGGGTCTGGATCTAATTCAGTTGGTGTATTTGAAGCCAAGGCAGGATCCCCTGAGCCTGAATCATCTTCTGTAGTAGGTGGAGCTACAAATATTACTAATATTAATAATCAAGAAATAACAGCTAATGATCAAAATAAGACTATTAATGAAGGATCTAATGTATTAAATTCAAAGGACAACACAAATGTAATGGTTAAAAATGAGAGCCCAGATTCTTCTGGGTCAGGTGGAAGTGGATCCTCTCAGGTTAATGTTAATACGGCAAACGAAACTAAATCAGTTGCAAATATTAATAATGCTAGCACTGTCTCAGGTTCAGATAAATCAGTGGATATGTCACAAACAAATCCATCTATATCGAATACCCAAAATGAATTATCAAAGTCAATTAATAATTCAAATGTAGGAGGATCTGCAGGTTCAAATCAATCACTGAATACATCAGTTACGAACTCAAATCCTGTGATTTCAAGTTCATCCATTAATAATCAAAATGAATCTAATATTAATTCCTCAAATATTGCTAATAATATTAAAAATGAGTCTAAGGGATCAGACGTTAAAGTAGACCGAAGTCAGGTTAATGTATCTAACTTAAAATCCAATAGCGTTAATTCTGAATCATTAACTGCATCTTCTCAAAATCCTCCAATGATAAGCAGAGGGGACGCTAATTCTTCAACAGTAAATAATATCACTAGTCAAAATGAAGGAGATCAGACTGCGGGTAATGTGACTAATAATACAGATAATTCAATGTCAAAGACTCCAATTATTCAAAACAATATCGATATGTCTGAGATGATTAGTCGACTTAAAAGAATTGAGGAGGCCCTATTGAGTCCACTAGAAGTTAAAATAATAGACGCATAATATGAATATAAAACCCGAGCTAATTAGCGAGATGATCCGTTTAAGTAATGAATATAATCACCTTCATTCTCAAATGATGGAATTAGAAACAGAACTTATAAATTTATCTAATAAGAGAGAAATTTTAAGTTCTAAGTTAAATGATTGTCGATCCCTTGAAAAAGTATTGATAAATAAGATTGAGAAGGATACCAAGCAAACGGTAACCGCTGATCTTTTAAATAATATATTATTAAATGAAAAATCTTAGAGAAAACTTAACTTTCATTATTATCCTAGTCCTAGTCGCTGTGATTCTATGGATGAGATGGGAAAATCAATTAGCTCAAAAGAAGCTAATGGAAGAAGTCAATTCAGCGAATCGAGAACTGGTAAAATTAGATAAGCTAAAAAAAGAATCAGACGGGCAATATGCAAAACTGGTTAATTATTTTAGTTCTCAACGAGAATTAAATCAACAGCTAGCTGAAGATAATAAAGATCTTAGTAAATTATTAAAAAAGCAGGATGAAAGACTACTAATGATTAACAAATCTATTATTTCATTAGAAGGAGCAGTATCTGAAGGTGGAGTCACAGTTGATCCTAAAGATACTTCAATTATCAATCTTTCCCTAAAATATCCGAGCTCGGAAGAGGCATTTATAAATTGGAATGGTAAGATATTTTCAAAAACCAAATCTTATCTTGGAGAATGGTCATTCGGTAAATTACCTTTACAAATCATATTAACTGAAACTAGCAGAGGATTATGGAATTCTAGATTAATTGGACCTAGTTGGTTGAAGGTAGATAGTATGCAAATTAACAGTCTACCACCTGATAAAATAGTTTCCGTTGAATATCAAAAAGTAGGATTCCTATTAGGAGGAGGATATTTTAAGTCGTTCTCTCAATCTCAAACCGATGCTTTCTCTATTACTGGCGGGGCTTATATTAAAAATCATAATCTATTAGTGAATTTAACTAGCATAGGTCAAGTTGGAGTAAGCTATGTATATAGATTTAATGCTAAAAAGAAAAAATAAAAATGACTCAAAGTAGATTTGTAAATATATCGACATATTGTATTGCAGAATATATGTTTGAGCCCTTAAGCTCAACTAATTTTCTAAGCGAAGATTTTATATTATTAGAAAACGAAACTCTAGATATTAATCAAATTATAAACACCGATGCTGCCTTAAATACTACTAGAAACGTAAAGGATTTATCAGTGGTACCGATAGGAAATAATAAGTTTGCATACTTAGATTCTGAAAAGATACCTGACTATTTATCATATGATACTAATATTGTTCAAACTAATGTAAATGGATATTCTATTCCATATGATAAGGTAAGATTTCACTTCATATCTGGATTTACTCCAACTCAATTCGAGGGACTGATCTTAAGTATCCGACACCTTCAAAACAATGCAAAGACTAATGTTTTTGCAAATATAATTTTAACTAGAGAAACATTTGACGATCTAATAACATTTAATCCTAAGCCTCTATTTTTAGCAAATTCAACATACGATAGGTATGTGGATATTAAAATACCTTCAATTAAAAATATTAATGAAGATTATAAAACGGCTCTTAATCAGGCTAATACGTTTGCAGCTAAAATAACGCCATCGCCTAGTGGAGGATATAGTGGATTTGTTTACAATAATCAGATTACTGTAAACCTGTCTGAATGTCGTAGAAGGTCTGTTATAAACACTAATGTCGGAACAACATACGATATATTTGAAGTTAGTGATAGCTTTGATGCTTCATTATCTCAAAGTAATGAATTTGACTCAGTGGGAGCATATGTTGGAGAATCTACAAATGGAGATTTTATTGAGTATTATTTAACATACGAAGGAGGATTTCCAGAGGATCTAATTGCTATTTTAAACCGAAGAAATCCGTCTAATGATTGGATTGTAATTCACCAACTTAGTATTTTTGAGCAATTAGGAAGCTCATTTGTAAATACAGGCAGACAGGTAATATTCCAAGAGGATAAATTTGATGAACCACTTGTTATTAGACCAGTATTGAGAAATGCAGGCCATGCAGTGAGTATGGCAATCGATCTAGTATGTAGATTAACTAATAGATTAAATGGGGAGCAGATAATTAGAGAGGCCTCATTTACTCTGCTTTCTCCTAAAAAATACGGAAGAAATCTAACGGTCATTCCATTAACAGACGAGCCGCAAAGTCAAAAAATATACAACAAAATAATAAAAGCTAATTTTGAAGCTAGTAACTTATTTATTGAGCCTTCATTTGCCCCTGGATTTGGAGTTACTCCAACTCAAGAAGAGGCCCCTGCTCAAAAATCAGTAGAGTATATTCCAATATTCTTTAGCAATAATAACATATCTGCATCTAATTCTAATGGACTTTTACAGACTTCAGATACTGCAGATGAGGTTATATTTGGACCAGGACAATTAAGATTTATTGTTTCTCCATTTGATAACGCAATCAAAATTAAACTATACAACGTAATCAATGAGGTTGCGATTCCATTAGATTTAAATTTAAATAATTCTAGATTTCAATTAGTCTTTGATTTAGATACTGGCAAGGTACCAATTTCTAATACAAACAGTGCAACTGAGGAGAACCTATCAACTGGTGAAATAATGTTTAAAATCTCTAAGGCTGATAGCCAAAAGATTGTAGAATCATCAAATAGATCAGTTTATATAACTTCAATTGCTCAAAACGGAACTGAAAGCTTAATGTATTCTGGAGAATGGAGATTATCATCTGAGCAGTCTGAAATAGATGACCTTGTGAAGTCTATAAGAGGAGAAGTGACTAAACGAATTAGTGATGCTGAGCGAATTATAGAATTAGAAGAAGAAGTAGAAGAATTGAGGAAACAGATACTTAACTCCGCCGTAAAAGGAGCTAGAGATGCGATCAGGGGATCGATTAAACTAAAAGCAGTTGCTCCAACTGTAAATAGAGTATTTACTAAAAATCCAACCGCAATAAAAACAAACGCTGGGAATTTAGATGATTTAGGATCCAATAGAAGAAAATTCGATCCATTCGATAGAAGAAAATAATTACTTTTTCAATTTAAATGAAGATAAATAAATTAAAATAATTAGCATAGAAATGAAAGATTTCGTAAATAGTGTGTTACACGAATTGCAAACTAATCCGGAAGTTAACTCAAATCAATTAATCGGACTTGTTATAGAATCTGCAAATAAATCTATCCAAACCGGAGAAAGATATGAAGTGATATATGAACAGGTAAAAAGAGGACTAATTGAAGTTAATAAACATGTTAAGAGTAACTCAGTTAAAAATATATTAGATCAATTTAGAAAAATAGATTTTAAACCAGAATCTAAATTAAAAGAATTTGCTAAAATAGCTAACTTAGGAGGAAAATTAAAAGGGATTAAGGAATCTACCGCGTATTCTCATCCAATGATTGCATATAAAGTAGATGAATATTTAAGTCGAATTAATTCTGGAACTCCGGAATTTACTCTATATCCTTCTTTCATTCAAGATTTTAAACAGCATTCTGTTGAATCTTCTGTTGCCAATGCAGTTAAATCAGTAAGTAAAATAGTAGAATCAAACTTAGCAGATTTTGAGATGCTAAACACGATCCAATTAATGGAATCTTACAATTCATCAGGTATGTATGCTAACATTATTCCAGACCTTACTGATATGTTGTTGGAGAATACTTACACATCAGATATTATTAACTTTAAGTATGGGCAAACTGGATTACCTATGATAACGGGTCTAGTTAATTCTCTTAAGTTGATAGAGTCTAAATTAGATGATACTTTTAATTTGGGAATTGGCGATTCTACTACTACTGTTAGAAATGCAATTGCTCCTGCTATTAAAAGTAGTAAGACATCGGTTTTAACTTATATGGACAATAGATTCATTAGAGTTACTGAATCAAACAATTTAGATGGTAGTGAAGTTGAAGTATTCGTTAAAAAAGGAGGATATAGTATTTCTGAAATTGATCCTAATTGGGTTAAAGAAAATCATTCAGATTTCTATTCTTTTTGCGAATCTTTTGCATATTTAGGATTCAAAGAAATGGGTCTATATGAAGGTATTGAAACTTCTTCTATTAGAGGATTTAAATTAGGCCTTGTTCCAAATCAAAATAAAGAATTGGATTTATATTTAAATGAATCAAAGGTTCAAAACGTTCATAATATTAATTTAACTGAGGCTCTTGCCCTAGTTGATGATCGAACTAAGAGAGCAGTTAAAACAGTATTTGAAAATATCAGATCAGTATTTAATTTTGAATTTATCAAGAATATCAAGAATGACATTACCTTAGCTGAATCTACCGTATTTAATTTAGGTAAAAACTATTTCTTGTGCCAAAAGCCAAATGTAGCTGAAAGAATTTGGGATCCAGTTGATGAGGCTAAATTATATGAACATTTTGCTACTAACTTTAATTATGACATCAGCTCAATATTTAAAACTAAAGTTAATGAATCTTTTAAAAATAAAGAGGCAATTGAATTTAGAAAAAGAGAAATATTAGAAAGCGTTGAAAAATTAGAAGCAACTGTTAAAAAATTAGACGTTACCATTAATTCTGATGATGTTGACATCTCTGATATTTCTAGATTAGAAGAATTAAAAGAATCTATTGAAGGTACTATTGAATCCTTAAAATTAGAATATATTGATACTGATCTATTAAAAAGAAGAGTAAACGAAAAAAAGAAGATAGATCAAGACGGAGACGGAGATAATGACTGGGATGACGTTAAGATTGCTAGAATGAAAGCATCAGCAGAGGCTGCTAAGTCTAAAAAAAAAAAGGAAAAAAAGTTAAATGAAGAAGCTGAGGGATTTGGCCTATCTAGCGAAGGTCAAGTAACTGGCTCAACTCAAGTGTACTATCTATCAGGAACCGAAGTTCCTATGGGAGATAAAGCTAAACTTAAATTATCTAAAGACGGATCTGGCTCACCTATGATGCACAGCGAAGGCGTTTATGTAGTTGAAATTATAGAAGCACTACCTGAATTTCCATTTGGACCTGGAGAAGCATGGATCCACCAGGCAAAGAAGGTAGACGGAGACAACAAATGGTATTTAACGAGCAGCGAAGGAGCTGGAGAATAATTAACATTCACATACATTACTAAAGGGCAAATATTTTATTTGCCCTTTTTTATTTTAATTTAAATCTTAGTATATTTAATTTAGTATAATAGAATAAAATTAGATATGTCAGAAAAAGAACAAGAGGAGAGTCTATGTCAAAGAGCACATCGCATCGTATTTGACCGAACAGAAGAAACAGATCGAATGTATGGCCCTTTCTCAGAAGGAATGGATAGAGCTGCTGCAATATTCACCGCAAGTACCGGAATTAAAATAGAAGGTAGACACATGTATTTAGCAATGGTTGCCCTTAAATTATCTAGAGAAAGCTATAATCACAAATCTGATAATTTATTAGACGCAATAGCATATTTACAAGGATTAGAAAATTATGAAAATAAAAAATAAATGAAGAGAGTAGCTATAACCTCAGTATTTGCCAATCTTACCTATAATGATAAAAATCATAGAGGGCTCGAGGCAATGTTTTTTAAAAAAATGATGGAGGAGAATGGGGCCCATGTTGATTGTGTTGGATATAAAAACCGTAATGTTCAAGACCTTGACTTTTACATTGATTATAATGATACTGATTTTTCTGAATACGGAGCAGTTATACTTCAATTAAGTACTGCTAATTTTTTCGGTGGACAGATGGGAGAACATTGCGAAAAGATATGTAATGATCTTGCTAAATATACCGGAAAGATTTATATGCTAGTAAATGATCCTAGAATTCCTCCTATGAATTATGCTAAAGTGATTAGCGAAAGATTTAATCTATGCAATGATTCAGTTGAGGCATGGGATAAAATTATCGAAAATGCAACCTATCTTTTTTCAGGTAAAGATGTATCTAAGTATCTAGGGTGGAATCCTAAGAATTGGAAGCAATTGGATTGGTTTACTTATATATTCAAGCATCGATTCACTCAGGATGATTCTATTGATCTCTGGGAATCTTCTAATCAAGATTCAGATAAAGAATGGGATCTTGTCTATTATGGAGATAAAAGAGGATCCTTTAGAGAAAATCAAATTAGAAAATATTTTCCATCTGATACCAATAATTTATTAATTGGATATAAATCAGATAAAGTTCCGGCTACATTCATGAAGAAGCTGCAACACTCCGACCTAATGAAAGAATTAGACAAAGTAAAAGTATCCCTAATAACTGGCGATGAGGAACATCTTAATAATGTCACTACTTATAGATTTTATGAGACCCTTGCCTCTAATTGTCTGGCTGCGATTCAAATTGAATATGATCCAGAAAAAAGACTAATTCAAGACCCAGTTTTAAGAGATCTATTATATGTTAAGAATCAAAAAGACATTAAGAAACTAATTGATGCATGGTCTCCTGAATTAATTAATAGACAAAAAGCAGAACTTAGAAGAATTTTTAATATATAACAATAATAAATAACTGAGATGAAGATAAAAATTAATCCATCTGGTTCTCCGCCACATAGCTTCTTGTTAAGTTATGAAAATGCGAGAGCATCGTTGGCTTTGGAGAGTCAACTGGGTCCATCTTAATGGATACCAAGCCCCAACTAGGACGGTTGAGGCTAAAACCAGAAAGGAAGCAATGAAACTTGCTAAAGAATCTTCTAGACTTGCGGATTTTCCGAAGAGCTGGAGATTCATCCTAACTAAACTATGGAAAGGGGACGAATAGTCCCCTTTTTTTAGATAAATAATAAAAATACTGTTTGTTCAAATGCGTCATATACAGCCTTATGCAAATGATTTTATATTCGAATCAAATAATTTAGATAAATATTTTCCGGGCTTACCTGCTCTATTATATAGAGCGTCCAATGTTGATATAATATTAGAAGAGGGTAGAAATTTAAATCATATTGAATCCGTTATTCCAGAAGATATTCTACTTGAAGCTGAATTAAATATGCTTCTTCATGAAGGATCAGCTGCAGTTACTAATTATCATAAAAATCTAGCGATTGGCAAAAACGTATTAGTTGAAAGCCTGGCTAATTCTATTCCGAAAGAGATAAAAGAAGCCTTTAATAAATTACAAAGAGAATTTAAAAAACTAAATAAAAGTCAGGTAAATAAAATATTTGAAGAGGCTGAGGCTAAATTAAATGCATCAGGCATGGATATCCCAACTGATTTTAAAGGAAAAGACGCGGCATTAAATGTATCCGGAATGGATATCCCAACTGATGCCGATGATGTTTCATCTGAATTCGAAAAAGATTTCCAAGACGTCATGAAAGGCATTGAATCAAATCACGACTTTGCTGCTCAAGTTCAACCTGGAGAGAGACCTATATTATCTATTTTAAAAAATTTATGGAATGCATTAACAGAAGGTGGAAGTGCTATTGGAGTATTCCAATTTATATTAGATATAGTTGGCCTAGTAGGTAGCTTTTTTGAACCTATTGGAATGGTTGCTGATGCAATCAACGCTATCATCTATATGGTTAGAGGAAAATGGATGCTTGCTATAATCTGTGTAATTGCTGCAATAATTCCATTAGGTGGAGATATTATTAAAGGATTCTTTAAAGCAGGAACTAAGGCAGCTAAGCCGGT